AGCAACTGGACGATCAGAACCTTCTGCAAAGGCTGTACCAATTACGATAAGAACTTGGTTATCAAAGATTGCAACAGGAGCAACACGACCAAATGCACGTGTAACAGTAATTTGGGCGGCTGAGTTAACAGTTGTAACACGCATATTCTCACGAGTGGTTGGATTATATAGAACCATTCCAACTGTGATACCAGCAGATGAATCAACAGTTAGTGCAGTCGCAATAGGATCATAACCAGTCGGGGAACCAGCAGATTGATTGATTTGAACACTACCAAAAACAAGAGTTTTGGTAAAGTAGCCATGTGTTGAGGAAACAGCACGTGATTTACCAGTTTGTGAAGTTAGACCAAAGATAGGAAAAGAGCCATCAGGAAACAGGCGCATCATTGTTGCAGCAAAAGAACGCTTATTGAGAGTGGCAGGATTGACGGTTGTGTTAAAAACCGACGTATAAAACGGCATGTGCTACCTAGCTCCTTTTCTTTCGTTAAGCTGCTTTTGATTCGTTGGATTGCTGCTGTTGCTGTGAGTTTTGTTGCTGTTCTTCAGTTGGTTGTAAATAAGCGCTCCAGTCTTCAACTACAACTTCATCTTTCCCACGCTGTCTTGTCTCAGATTGTCCAGTCTGTTGCTGGAAAGCTTTGGGGTTAATGGCTTTTGCCATTTCAGTGAAGTACTCTTGCGTCAGTGTTGCAACTTCATCCTCAGTTGCATCAGGAAATTTGCCAGCAATCTTTTCAGAGATCATTGACATATGTTCCCGCACAACAGGATTATCTGACGCATTTGGACCGCTTATTGCTTTTGATTTTGCAAGGTGTGTACGAAGTGCTGCTGGGAGACCTTGCTGCTCATGTTTAACACGCGCTTCAATGAAGTGGCTCGTAAGGCCGGTCGAATGCTCCAATGCGCGTGAATAGGCTTGTCTGCCAGCAAAGTTAATTGCAGCTAGTAGTGTTTTTCCGTCAATAGCTTCACCTGATTGGAGCTTTTGCACAATATCATCAGGTAAACCTGACGTAAAATCCATCTTGCCTGCTGCTTCTTTCACTTTGTCGGCGGCTAACAAAAACTTAGGAGGTTCATTCTTTCTCAGAGTTTCAGGATCAGCAGGAGAAAAGAGACCATCATACATTGACATAACATCTGGTGATTCTTCTTCTTGTGATTGTTGCTGTTGTTGCTGTGATTGAACCTTTGGCTTACCTGTTGCTGGATCAATCTCATTGATATTGGGCTTGGCAGCAGGCTTTGTTCCCTTTCTTTTCTGAAAACGAGCAAAAATGCTGTCAAGTATTCCTGTTTGTGTTGCCTGCGGCATTTGTGGCTCCTGTTACTGCATTTGGGTTCGATGTGGGTTGATTCTTGTGAATTTGAAGCAATGTCTCAATAACATTGATTCCACCTTTCACAAAAACCTGTTGCATTGCATACAGATCTCTGTTTTCACTGTAAGTCTTAAGATCAATGTTTGCATGATCTTGATACAGCCCACATTTAAGATGATTCAGATACTTAACAACAGATGGACTAGATAAAGCAGTTTGAATTGCTTTAATATCAGCTTCCATTAGAGTAATGGGTTCAACTGTAATAACTATTCCATCAATAAAATCAATTGAGGATGGAATCATGGTGTTTGTGTTCCTGTTGCAGGTTGTCCAGGTGCAGCAGCAGGTGTTTGAGGTAAGAATTGATCAAGACCACGTACACCACCAACACTCAGTAAGTATAAGAACATTTTTGGAAGCATTGCACCCATTGTTTGCTGTAGAACTTGTGAAGATGACAGAAGTTGAATGCCACCAGTAAGCATTTCTGTTGATGCAATCTTATCTGCTGGTAAAAGACCATCAGCTAACTTAAAGTTGTTGACATTTTTACGCATTTCTTCAAGTTTCTTTGCATCAATTTCATAAACTTGACCAGTATTCATGTTTTGATAGTTACCAGAAACACCATGTTGGTAAATATTTAATTTAACTTGTTCTTTAATAGGTAACATTTGTTGATATTCAATCATAAGAGCACAGTTACGCATACGCCCATAAGAACCTGCCATTGTGTCATCCCATTCCTTGCGAGATTTATTACCTTTTTGAAACTGACCACGTTGTGCACGATTAACACCATTAAGATCATCCGCCATGCTAGACATCATAGTCATATCTTGAACAACAGTCTCAGTACCCTTGTGATCAAATGGAATAGATTTATAAATATCTTCTAATTTTTTGCCACCAAGCAGAGCATTAGCTTTGAATGGAATCTTGGCCGCTGGATATGGTGAATTTACGTCATTTGGATTTAATGCAGTGGAGTCATATATAGCGCGATCAACAACAGCACGACGAGCAGCGTTAAGACGAATAGAGAAAAGCTTAGAATTTGCATCTTGAAATGGAATTGCATTTTCAGCAGTTGTACTTGTTTGATATGCAAAGCCATCTTCAAGAGGTTGTGAGAAAAACATTGGGATTGTATCGTAAATCGTGAAAATCCTTTTTGCATACACAAGCTTTTCATGATTTACAAAACATAGTTTCCAAACTTGTGGAGTACCTTTCTTAGGTACATTCATAATTTTATGTTCTTCAGGAACAATACGTGCATACAGAGTTGTATGTTCATATAAGTCAGACATACGACTAAAACGATCAACACCTTGGCGTTTCTTTTGATCAGTAAGATAGGCAACCCAATCCATCATTTGTCCATTCTTAAGTGCTTTATTATTTATTAACTTTGATATCTGCGGCTTCTCAGTATAATAACCAAATATATCAGTTGTTGGAGATGATGTTGCAGAAAGAGCTGATCCCATAGCCTGCGATGTATGATAACCATTGCCTGAAGCCTCATAGTATGCAAGTTTACGTTTTAGTTCAATTCGTGAAATAAGTTCAATGTAACCTGCATACTCACCAGAGTATGGAATATCTACAGGATTTACACGACCATCCATGATTGTATTATAAGTATCCATTGATTTAAGTTTATTGATGTAATATTGTGTGGTTTCAACCTTATTTTTAGTTGGCTCCATATAATTAGATGTAAAATTATAAAGATCAAGAGCACACCAATCAACTTCAACAGCTGAAAGATTATATTTAACTGCATCTTTGAAAGATAATGCTAATTGACGTTGATAACGGCCACGAACAGCATGGTCATCAATAACTGCTTGAAGTTGGTCGCCTTGTAAAATTGTATCAGGAGTTGAGACAACAGGAAAGATTGGATAACCAGAAAGATATATGTCGTTAAGATAAGAGACATATGAATCTACTTGTGAAACAACAATTGGAACTGTAATTTCATCAATGTTGATTCCGCAGGCAACTTGGCCGGCAGGTGAGTCATCAACACCGTCAGAACCAGTTGCCTGACTTGCCTTGTAGCGAGCATACGCAATATCAATATACTCCATCTTATCTCGCAACTCTTGTTGCTTTTGATGGATGTCAAGTACCACACAGCAGTACTTAACCAATGATAGTTGCGAATCTGCTGTAAGTCGGCCTACTTCATTGGCCATCTTCTCAGCCTCTCTTATCTTTGTTAAAAAGGAATATTATTTGCAACAACACCAGCTCTCTTTTGCTCAGCTTTGTTAAGTGAGACAGAGTGGACTAATGCCCAAAGTTCTATATCAGTTCGTATATCTTCAATGTATGCATGTGCATCAAGAAGATCATCTCTGTTAGTTTTCTTACCAATTTTATACTGTAAAGCCTGAAATACAAATTTATGACGAACCTCTTGACTCATGATAAAGACTGTAAGACCAAGAAGTTGTTGAACAATTATTCTAATACGAGAATCTTTACTCTTATTCTTTGGCATTACTTCTTTGATTGTGAAATGATCTTGTAAGTTTACACGCTTAAGTTCATCAGTGAACCAGAAGCACAAAGTTTGTTGGTATGCAACACTTTCTACAAATATGATTCTAATATTGTATAATAAGCATAGCTCAACTGTTTTCTCAATAATTTCTCTTGGATTGAATATGCCAGATGTCATGCCACGAACATAAGGAATACCATTCATTACTTGTACAGCAATACATACGTTATCATCAGCAGCGTTCTTAAAGCCAGCAGGATCAACAATAGCAAACCCAGCATCTGGATTAATTTCTTCTTCTTTAAGAGTGCATACTGGAAGAATGCCTTTTGGAAGAAGAGAAATACGTTCAAGTATTGGGTCATTCATCATCTCTGCAAACCAAATGAATGCGAGACCCAATGCTTCATCGTGCTTAAATTCTTCATAAAGAGCTTCAAGTGGACGCAATTCTTGCCAAAGAGACTTACCATCTGCTAGAATACAACCAGTGATAAGTGATGTCCAGTATGGATTCTCTTTAAGCTTAAATAGAATGCAGTTTTGAGGATACATATTACCAATATAGGCAACAACAGCGAATATTGGATCAACACACTTAAGAAGAGTACCAACAAACCAGTTAAGCAGGTGTAAAGCTTCTGTATCAGATTCTGCGTTCTCTTTTGTTTGCATGTCATCACAGATAATGAAATCTGGACGCTCATGCACAATATTAAGACCACGAACAGAAGTTCCTGAACCAATAGCAGCCAATATCACTGTGCGCCGGCGATATATTGCCTTTTTAAGCTTAGCATTATCAATTGCAAGAGATCCAGTCCAGTTTCCATAGATTGCTGTCATATTAGATGTTGACAACATATCACTTACGTCAGCTAGAAAGTTTTCAGCATGTGGCTCAGTAGCACATACAACAAGAACAAAGGTTACAAAGTCATATACTATGAGCCATGCAACCAATAACTTAATAAAAGTGGTCTTTGCAAAACCGCGTGGAAGGCCAAGCGCAAACCTTAGAACTCTCTTAACTTGTTTTTCATCTTTATCTCTTATTGCTTTGATTAATAGCATCCATATTGCTATGTATTCAAAAGGCCACTTAAAAGTACAGACATCAGGTAAGCATAGTTCAGAAAAGAATTGAAATGAGTTAAAGCCAGCATCGAAAGCTTCTTTGCTGTCGAATTTCTTTGCAACAAGACGTGAATGTGGATTACTTATCAGATTTGGTGCTGGCTGATCCATTCTTAATCAAGTTATAGAAAGTAGTCTTTCCAGGTTTTCTTGGAAAAGAAACAAACATATGAGAAAGAGCAGACGCAAGCTTAAGAGCCTGCTGTTGCTGTGGCTGGGTAAGTTGTAACATTGTATGTCCTTGGTTCCTTTGCTTGTCCATCTTCTTTCTTCTCATTTCTCTTATCTTCCAACTTTCCAAATAGATCTTTGACGCCATCAATAGGCATTGAGGCCATATTACGATCACCAATTGCAACAATTTCAGCATTTCCATTCATTAAGATTTTCTCATTACCTACACCTTGTGGTAGAAGCAGAGTCACTACGTTGTTATTGATAATTGCTGGTTGACCTAGACCGGCAGGATTCCTATACATGACACGATTTTTTGCAATGACTTCTAATGCTCTGCATAATGCTGGAAGTTCAGCAAATTCAGATTTGGCTTCTTTCTCAATTGTTGTAAGCAATGCTTCTTCTGTCTTTGCGTATCTTGCTTCAATGCGAATTCCACGTAATTCTACACCACGAGCTTTTACAAGATCACGAAATTCAGTAGATTTAAGGAGTTCTTGTATCTTTTCGATTGACACGCCACAGATTTTGGCCGTCTCAGCAGCGGATTCGCCGGATGCTAAGAATTCGCAAATTGTGTTCTCTATGTTCTCTAGGATTTCCGCCATGCAAAACTCCATAACGCTAACCAAACAAGTATTATACAACCTAAAGCATCCTAAACCTAGTAGAATCCCGCAGCCGTCGATTCCTTGTCTTACGTTATCATTATAGATTAGGATAAGTCATAATACAACGATTTTAGAGCAAAAAATGGTGAATTTTTATGACAGATAGCATGTTGAAACAGTAAAGCCGGAAGTCAAAAAAAAGTCCCCCGTAGGGGACTGATTTGATTCTGTTTCTTTGGTTACTTGCTTGTGAAGTCTAAGGACTTGCGGAATGGACAGCCGGCTGGCCGACGATACGTGTAGCCATGCAGTCTTGCCACTCCAACCAATCTGATTGCCGATCTGATATTGATTCCGGCCTTGAACATCATCTTACCTGCGATGTAGTGTCCGAACCTGAGCACAGCAACGATAGCGCCAATCTCTTTGGCATTCATTCTGAGGTGCAGGTATTGATACGCTTGTCCCTGCTTGCTGTCAGCAAGCTTGTGTAGTCTTGATACAGCATCATAGAACTTAGAAGCGTGCTGTGTGTCAGCGTATTCCACGTAATTGCTTTGCATTTCGTTCATTGTGAATTACTCCTATTATGACATCATCATTGCTAGGTTATTGCGCTTGTCGTTTGTTGTTCTTGTGTCGAGTGCTGCACCAGTCTTGTGAACCAGTGCAACACTCTGCACAAGAGCCTATCCCTTGTTAGGATAGGTCAAGTTCTTCAGACTCAACAGCCGCATTGAGCGATTCATTGAGTTCCGCAAGCTTAGGAGCAAACCGCGCTTGTTTCTCTGCGGTCAATCCCTTGCTCCATTCTTCACAGTGCATGCCAAGTGCTTCCACATACTTGGGTGATGCGCTGCCAAGAACGCGGGCGGAGTTGTAAAACAATTCGCCCAGTGCTGCAACCACGTTGGCCTTCTTGTTCTTGCCTTGCAGGAAAGCTTCAAAGTCTGCTTTCGCCTCACGACGCAGCTTGAGTGCTTCGCCGCTACGTGCGCTTTCCGCTGTCAGTGTCTCGAAGTCAACAGGCAATTGCTTGCCAGCATCGGGACTCAGGACAGAAAGCAAATCCTCTTTTGCAGGCTTTGCCTTGATTGTTCCGCTAAAGTAATTGCGGACTTTCGCAGCAACGCTTGCGGCAATTGCTTGTTG